TTTATTAAAAGAATAAATATCAGAGGTTTCAACAAGTTGTTGTTTATGTGCTTTTACATAAGTATCAGAAGGTTTATAATTTAACTGCAACACTTTTTCTGGTGCAGCTTCTGTTACAACCTTCTTTGGTATTTTCTTAAGCGATGCTTTAACATGCGATTGCATCGCTCGGCGTGCAATGTCGTCTAGCATTTACTTCTTCTTTTTGTTTTTAATCTTGAGTCTTTCTTTTGCTAACTCTTGTGCAGTCTTAGGCTTCTTGTAAGTTCCTGCTTTTTTAGCAGCAATTCTTTGAGCTGCCAGCATTTGAGCTTTGGTACGTGTCTTACCTTGCTTAGTTTTAGTTGAAACAGTAGTTGTTGTACCACCACTACCGTTTTTGTTTCTATTTTGCTGGTACTTTTTTTTATCTTGTTGTTCTTTTAACTTATTAGTAAAGTTAAGTTTTTTTCTACCTTCTTTAGTTAGATGAAGACCTGATCCTCTTCTTGCCATGGTTTTAAGTTCCTTTAATAATGTGTTGTTGAATAATTAGTTCTCTAAGTGGTTGAAAGCCAAAGACTTTCCGCATCCATTCGCGCCAGTTGCTACTACCTTTGTCTGCATTACATTTCCTGCACGCGCATACAACATTCGTTGTGAGGTCTTGACCCCCCTTGCTGCGAGGCTTGACGTGATCGAGTGTAAGTTCTTTAAATTCATAAGTTTCTCCGCAATAAACACATGTACATTTGAAGTGCTCTTTTACAGCTCTTCTCCAGAGCCGTTTAGAATCTGAACTTGTCATGGTTATTAGGTTTTGTAAGTAATGTTTTGGACTAGGTAATAGAGGGGTCATTTACGTATTTTGAGTCTGCTTTTTCTGTTTTCGGATGGACTTTGGAGTCTGCCCTTGGTAGTACTCCCCTTATAGTGAGCAGCGTCTTTCCCGTCACCATTTCCGTAGGTACCAAGTTTTCGATTAAGTTTATTTGCATTAACACGTAGGGCTAAACCCTTTTTAGTTTTGTTGTATTTTTTTTGTTGCTTAAGCCTGACAGCTTTAGCTTTTGGGTTGGTTCTATAGTATTTAGCTGTTTCTGCCATAGAGCTTTTCCTGTACTAATTTTGGATCAACAGTTGGCATAACTTTTGCAAGTTTAGACAAAGGGTTTCCATTATAAGCAACTCCGCTAATGTCATTAGCTTTAAGCCAATCACAAGCTGCTTTTAAGTCCTGTGTAGTTGCTTCGCCTGTTTTAATGCGAGATAGAAACTCTTTAGTAACTAGGTTATGCAACTCGTTAAATTGATCTTCAGTTGCTTTCTTTTTCATTATCTTTTTTTAGCTGTCTTAGCAGCACGTTTAAAGTTGGCTTTAGTAGGAGCACCTTTAGCTCCGGGTTTTCTCATCTTTTCACCAGAGCCGGCAGCAATGCGCTTTTTCTTGGCGTGGATGTTTGCATAGAGTCCGCGTTTAGCCATTATATTCCTTTTAAAATGTCTTGAATTGTTTTGGTTTTTTTCTTTTGGGTCTTACTTTTCATAACGTCATTTTTCATGGTACCCCAAAGAGTTGGCTTTTTTTTCTTTTTTTCTTGTCTGTCAGAAATTGAACCAGACTGTGAGCCATCCATGTCTATTGTTTTAGCCATTACTTGTACCCCTTTTTGCCTTTGCCTTTGGATCCACAAGCTCCTTTACCTTTGTGTGCCATATTAAGGTCCTGTAGTTCTACTTGCTTTTGATGGGTTCATACCTGAACCTTTACCATATGGATTATATGGTTTTTTCTTTTTCTTCATTGCATCCATAAGTTTTTTTTGTACTTCAGGAGGCATTTTTTTCATATTAAGTTTTAGTTGACCAGTAGGTTTTTTCTTTGGTCTACCTTTTTGTGAACCATAGGTTCCGGGTCCCATTGGCATAATTAACATTTCCATTTGCGAAGGGCAAGTGCCTTACGAGTAGGCTTGCCGTTTGGTTTTTTCATTGGTCCTTTTACACCCGACATGCGAGCGCAGAAAGATTTCTTTCTTGGACCACCACCGGGTTGCGGTGCTTTTAGGTTAGAGCCTGTAGCTCTATTGTATTTTTCTCGACCAGCTTTGGTGAGTCCGCCAGTACGACTTTTATGTTTACCTATTTTTAAACTGACGTTTGCCATTTATTTTGTTTCGTAATTCATGTTTAATACAAAACGAAGTTTTGCATTTGTAGACATAACTCCTGCATGAAATGTAGAAGTTGGGAACGTAACTAATCTATTTTTCTTAGATTGTACAAATTCATCACTATCTCTGAATTTTGTTCCACCATTATTGGTGTTTAAATATAAAATTGATGTTGTAGTCTCGTCATAATTTTCTAATGTGTATTTATCAAAGTCATTATGAAAAGCTCCAGTTTGTTGTTTTAATTGACCAACAGTGCAGTTTACTCGTATCAACCACCAACGTTTTACATTTAAATATTCCTCTAATTTTCTAAAAAATAAAGGGCAAGAAAGGTAAAAATCGTGTACTCTACATCTACTAGGATCTCTAGCAAACATTACACTTTGGAACATTACTTGAGAAAAAGATTTCTTATCTACTGGAGTTAAATCTTCACCAAATGTATCTATACTACCATCAGCTTCTGACTGTAAACCAGTGAAATCAGCAGGAGTGTACATGTAATTACACATACATGACCTTGCAAATGGGTAAAAGATTTCATCAGGTAAAAAATTATCTACAACTTGGATGGAGTCTACCATTAAAGACCTAAACCTTTTTTGACTATTTCTAGTGCTTTGTCGTCTAATTCGTTATCACTCTGGGCTACTAATTTTTCAAGTAGTTCAACAACAAAAGTCTTGAATTTTGGTGACTTAAGGGCAGATAATACGAATGGTTTTGCTAGTGCTAACATTTTAATTTTGTTGTGTTAATTGGATAGGTACGACATCAGCACATAATTTGGCTGAGTCTGTATTGGGTCGAAAGGTGAAACCTTTCCTTTGTAATTCGGCGCATTTCAGCGCACGAGTCATCTCTTGAGAGAGTCTCATATTCCGTTCATGTAACGCACCGATGCGTTGACATTGTTCAGTCAGATCTCTATTTAAAGGAACTGAGAAATTTATTTGAAACCCCCAGTTTTCGTTTATTACGTAACCGTCTTCAGTCTGTGGCTCTACATCGTTGCCCATATAAAAAGGACTAAATGTCATAGTGCTTCCATTGCACGAGTTTCCAGTGCTGAACTGCTGTCTCGAAGGAGCACCATTATTTTGAAATTGCACAGCTTGATTGGTTACATTTCCCGTGGCTGCTGCCACAGGATTGCTGTTATTATTTGTATCTCCTTCAGCAAATACCGGACTGCCTATTGTGAGAAGACAGAGAAGGAATTTGTAGTGGAGTTTATAGTGTAGTCGGTGGTTATATCCCATTTTTCTATAAGTCCAGCAGCTCTAGTAGTTGTTTCCAACTGCCAAGCTTTAGTGTCATCTTTAATTGAGAATGTTGTGCCTGTACCAGCTATATCTGCTGAAGCAGTTACATTAGTTCCAGACCAAGATTTTACCGCAGCTCCCATGACTTCCTTTGCCACCACTTCTTTTATAGTCTGAGTGGTAACTGTGGTTGAGGTCATATTTCCAGTTGTAAACTGAGGAGTGACGGTATTTGCTCTTGCTATGCCGGGTGATAACAATGCTAAGAGAAGAATTATCTTCTTCATAGGTAATTTATGTTAATGTTAAATCTACCCGGTGGCGTGGTAGTATTTGTTGAATTGTGTTTTACACTTGCATCAAAAACTAATAACCTGTTTTCTATACTATCGACTGTTCTATCTGGTAATCTTGTAAAACCATCACATGTATTAAGATATAGTATAGCTCCTTTATGTGGATAAGGATTATCTAAGTGTGGAGTATGTTCAGTTAATACATCTTGCCGAGGATATAGATTTACTTTGATACGAATTAAAGAATGAAAATCAGGTAAATATTTCAGTATCGGACATATATCATTATAAAATCCTGAATTTGGCATGTCGTTAAAATAAACAACATGAGAAAAATATGAATCTGTATTTTCAGCAGATTGTGCATTATTTAAAGTCATATTAAACTGCCATAAAAAAGCGTTAGTTATAACTTTTGATTGTATTTCTTTAAAAAATTTAATTGGTAAACAGTTATCAATTATTTGAGTGGTCATGTTTTAGTTGTTGGTTTCTTTGCCATTGGGCAATCTATTTTTTTACCATTGCCGTTTTTTCCAGTCGTCAAGCCGAATGTAGCTAGGGCTCCAGTAAATACGCTGGCGACAAAAGTGATATCTGAGTTGCCAGATTTCTTTACCATTGGAATTTCAACGTAGTTCATCGTGATGATGAAACCAGACCAGACAACAACGCCTAGTCTGACTACAGTTCCCAGAAATTCTATCTGATGCTCTTTATCTTCGGCTATATCTTTTACCTTGCCTAAGAAACCTTTTTCTTTGACTGGCTTATCTTCTTCCATGTAGTTTTTAATATTGGTTTCATTGCAGTCACTACATATTTAAATGCTGCTGTAGCTGTCAGTGTTGCAGCCACAGAAACAACCGCAGTAGTTGTTGCCGTTACTAAGATCTCAGTCTCAGGTACTGGCATTTGTTTATCTAAAAAAGGTATATCTATCTTTCTCATTCCGGGAGATTCCGGCTCTTCAGAAGCTGATCCTTCAGGTTCTTCCTCTGCTTGTAAATCACTAGGAGGTACAACCATAGGAATATAAGAAGGAACGTCTGCTGTTGGTAAAGGTATAGATATAGTTTTGATTTCAGATAGTGTGGGAATTTGTATTAAAGGAATTTCCATCGCTTAACAGCACATTTATATTAAGAACAACTCTTCGAGCAATATCGGTTTGGCTTACACCACGATGTTTTTTATCTGATCTAAATAAAACTAATGTATTTGAAGTTGAATTTACTTTTTCACCAGATTCAAATTCGGTATATCCATTATTATCATTTAAATAAAAAACACCTGTATAAGCATTAACACTATTAATAAAACTATGGTCTACGTGAAAATCACTTACAAAAGGTTTGTTACCTTTAATATCACAATTTAATTTAACTCTTGTTATAGCTGCAATGTCTAATTTATTCATTAAAGGTACAATTAAATTCCATAAACCATATTGTAAAGGGGATACAATCCCATCACCCGGTTCCCAGACTAAGTGACAAAATCTCCAATCGTCTTCGTTTTTTTGAGGAAAATGTACCTTACCATAACTAAAAACCCAAGGAAACATCTCACTTAAAATTAAACCTTGTAAATTATTAAAGTTATCTTTTTCTAAAAAATTATTGTAAACTTTAATCATTCTCCGCACCCCAGACAACCAGTAGTTCTAAGTGCTGTTTCTTGAGGATTTATATATGGTTTTAAACCATCAAAAATTTCTGGTCCTAGTACATAAAAAACACTAGAAGTTTTACCTTCTAATATCATTTTATGTACTCTATGAGTTCCATCAAATATACAAAATTCTTTTGTAACTGTTGTATTTTCTGGGTCTAAGTTTGATTTATATAATATTCCCGGATATCTATAATCAGCTTCAGCTATTAATTTTTTTTTAACATGTGGTTTTGTCCTAATATAAATTCTATTAAAAGGAACAACATATAACATGTTTAAATTTATCCTTTCAAAAATATCAAAAGTTTTATATAACTCTGTAGTTTTTACAAAAGGATTCTTGAAGTAGGTAGGTGGTCCCATATAGTTAATCCATTAATGCATCAATTTCACTTTTTTTACCTGTCCAAGTTTTTGGTATGGTATCTTTTACTAATTTAATTGAAGCGTCTATTGCTGTTTGTTGTGTATCATCACCATTTCTTCCCCAATATGCAGCGTCGAGCTGTTGTTCTATTGTCGGGTAATGTTTTTTTCTAGCTTCTTTATAAGTAGCTTCTTGACTTGCTACTGTGTTTGCATTTATGTCTGCTTCTAAAACTTCTCCTACACTAACAGGAACATCATCTACTGAATCAAACTCAGTGGATCTTTTATTAAAAAGAGCGGCTTCAACCCGGATTTGATCTTTAGTATATCCTTTTGCAATAGGAATTATTGCTATAGATTTATCTTCGTATTCAAGTGTTAAAGACGTTTTAGTTTTGTCTTTGATTGTAAATTTCATAGTTATTGTCCGGCTACTGTGCCTGAGTTGTTTAATGTAATTGAACCACGGTTAGTAATGTAGTAACCAGCAGCTCCACCAGCAGAACCTGACGAACCGCCAGAACCACTAGAACCTGAGCCACCACCAGCTCCATTTGAAGCGTTACCGTTAGTACCTGAACTACCTGAAGATCCAGTAGCACCTGTAGCTCCAGTTAAACCAGTACCTCCAGTATTACCGAATGTTCCTCCGGTTCCACCAGTTCCACCAGTTCCACCTTGACCACGTGCTCCTCCAGTTCCACCATTACCAGCGTTAGTTCCTCCTCCAGCTCCACCAGAACCAGAACCTCCACTAGAACCTGACGAACCGCCAGAACCACTAGCATTAGATTGGTTATATCCTTGACCTATACCTCCAGCTCCGCCAGCTCCACCGGCTCCACCAGAAGAACCACCGGCTCCTCCAGCTCCACCAGAACTTGAAGCATCCTGTAAGCATTGAAAAGTCCAATACCAACCGTAGTAAGCATCTGCACAAGCAGTTTTGTTTTGATATCTACCATCACCACCTCTATTTTGGCACCAGTTTTCTATACTTCCTTCGTTATCTTTATAATCTTGACAAGTTTGGTTATGAGAAACATAGTTGTAGGTACCACTACCACCGTTTCCGCCAGTACCACCGTTTCCGCCAGTACCACCAGTACCTCCTTTACCACCTCCGCCGCCACCGGCTTTGATAGCTGCACCAGAAGCATTGTTTATTGTTACAGCAGTAGACACGCAATTAATAGCATGACCTCCAGCACCTCCAGCACCTCCAGTACCAGCAGCACCACCATGACCTTCTATAGAACCATTATTATCAATAATTAGAGTACCACCCATACCAGATGGAACAAGTATTGCAGCGTTTCCTGATGTAGCACCAATGGTTACGCCACTATTAATAATTACTCGTTTAGGTACAGCAGTTGTCCAATTAGAACCAAATACAGTAGATAGATTTAGGTTTGTAGTAGTAGAAGTATATGTTTGTTGTATTTCGTTAACCGCAGAATAAAACTGTGTAAGTGAAATTTGTCCAGAAGTAGGAACGTTAGTATTATTCCCGGGGACTTCACCTCCATTACGATAGTACTCAGTCAAAGAGTGAGGAGCACTACCACCAAATTCTGCAACTATATCTGATATTTTTATTTGACCACTATCTGGACAAGCCATTATTCACCTCCTTTAAGTTGCTCTATTTCTGCTTTTAGTTCTTTGATTGCTTCAATCAGAATAGAAGTTAAAGCATGATAGTTAACTGATAAGTGGCTATCACCGCCTTTTACTGGAGTTACTTCTTTTACAGCTTCTGGTAATACTTCTTGTACTTCCTGAGCTATAACACCAGCACTTGGTGTACCATCACGCTTCCAGTCAAAAGTTACACCATTCAGTGCTTCTACTTTGTCTAGTGCATTAGGTACTACTTGTATATTTTCTTTTAGTTTTCTGTCAGATGAGATAGTTGTTGACTGAGCTATAACGTCTCCATCTGCATGGAAGTCACCGTCAGCTTCAAATCTAAATTCGTTGCTGCCATTTACAAAAATGTCCATATAGTTGTTAGTAGTCCAACCTATGAAATCACCAGAATCTCTACCAACGTTTCCTGTTGTATAAATGTTTTGGTCGCTAAGTAAAGTAGTTATTTCACCAGCAGTCTGGTCAGCAGTAGCTGAAGCTTCTATTCCGTTTAGCTTACTATTGTCAGCGTCAGTAAATACGTTTCTATCGGAAGCACTTTCTACAA